GGTAGGTACCGGAGTTTACGGACGGTGCCGCCTGGCAAGCACAAAGGGGTAGCTAAGCCAGTGGGGAAACGAGGTCAAGTGACCTCATCGTAGGAGCGAGCTCCTGCGACAACAACCACATTCTGTATGTGGTCACCTCCGAGGGTTTTCCCGGAGGGTACTTCACCGAAAGAGCAGTGAAGACAGCGTCACGCACAGGTCGTGACGGGGCGGTAGATCGAGGGATCGTACCGTAAAAGCAATCTCTTGCTTTCGCTGCAGAAATCCTTTTCTGCATGGCCTGGTCATAGTGATCAAGGCGCTGCTGGCGCTCGCCAGCAGGAGCGTACGTCCAACGTACGATGCCACTAAAGTGGCGCATGACGATTTTCGTCAGGCCTTCTTCATCTTGTGAAGAAGGGTCGGCCAGCAGTAGCTGACCGTTGTGCGCGGCCGTGAAAGCCACGCACGCTCTTGTGTCCTTCACAAGAGCAAAGGGGTCCCTGGGAAGGAACCCCATCCCCCCTAAGAAGGGGGGTGCCTCCATATTTATTTTATGGCGGCGCGCCTGGTAATTATACCGGCGACGAACTGCTATAAATTGGCAGTTCCGGACGTCCCTAAGTCGGACGCCTCGGCGGAACAGAGTTAACAGTTCCGCAGGTGAAAGGATTGTTCCTTCCACAAACGACTTTAAAGAGAAAGTCGGTAGCCGCCTTAAGAGGTGGCCACTGCGAGTGTACATCCCCTCGCAGAAGGTGCCGAATGAATCGGACACCGCGGTCTTGTTATTGATAACGAGACCCACCTCGCCAGATAGGCGGGTGTATGAACTGATCTGATCGTCAGTCCATAGGGAGATGAGGTCATCTCCTTTGATCCTGAAATGATGGTCAGGATCAACCACAATGCATACGGCATAGTGGACGATGGACAAAATTGTCCACGCAGGTGGGAGCCCCATGAAGGCTCCCACCGTCGTCGGTTTTCCGTCGACAGAGTGGCCTTCGAAGACCACCCTAGGGTCTATAGATAGACCCATGCACACGTAATGTAAAACGTCGTGCTTTAGACCGTCAGTCGCGGTACTAAAGTCAGCTGAGAAAACTCTCAACTGACCAGGAAGGAATGGTTTCCCTCCTTTGCTGAAGTCAATCTCCAGCAGCTCCTGGTCCGACAACGGATCAGAGGTGGTTACATTTTTGAGATGTAACAACGCAGGAAAATAAGTCCTGCGGACTCGGTGCCCTTGGGCAACGAGGTCACTATCAGAGATAGTGACTGCTCGGGTTTTCAACCCTAGCTCCCTCACGGCAACTGGTCGTGAGGTAGGGATATGATCGCATATCCTCGACCACCGCTCATCCGAAAGAGCGACGGTGTGCTGCAGAATCCTATCTGCAGCTTTCGACTTCGAGTCGAAAGCAGCGCCAAATTCGCGCTGCACCTTATCGCTGGAAAGGCGATAGGTTCTGGAATGTTGTTCATTCCAGTAATCAGCAAAGAGCTGAGAGAAGGCGGCCGTGCGGCCGCCCTCCTTCCTGCTTTTCTGTAGGCAGGAAGCGGGCCCATAAAACAAAGGGTCCGAGCCAGTGACATCAGTCACTAGCGACTCGCAAACATTGAAAATGCTTGCGATCACCATGTCGTCGGAACATGGCGGGGGAGGGTCGCCGGTGACCCTCCCTACGAACTTCTCAAGTTCGGCGTCGGCCATACGCTTTGTAGGCCGCGGCAATGCCCTCGTGAGCATTGTGAGTTGGAGTTGTTTCTTCCAACTCAGGTTCCGCCAATTAGGCGGAACGAAGTGGACCAAATGGGTCCACGCGGGCTTCTGCTCAAGCAGCGCCCGCCGAAGCAGCCCTAATTGCTGCTTAAGGAACTTAACAGTTCCAGGCTGCTTTGCGGTAGCCTTGACAAGCGTGGTGACACGCTTAACCTGTCCGCGATCACGCACGGACAACGCCCCAATCGAGGCGTAGGCAACAAGCAAAGCTTTGCCTAGGGATTCTGCAAAAGGATCCCCTCCTGACGCTTTGGTCAGGATACTCCTCCATTTTGGAGGAAGGGGGGCCAAAGGGCCCCCGAGTTTGTTTCCCCGAAAGGATTGGTTACCCCGCTTGGAGCTTGCTCCTCGCGTGGAACACACACCTGATCCTTGGAATTTGGGCATTCCTAGAATGTTCAG